GTCAACTCTGTCAAAATTGGTTATGAACACTTCACTGCGAGCAATGGATTTTGAAGCAAATCCTAGTAGGATTATTACCTTGGATGATGCTGATAAATACCAGTCTACATATACTTCAGATATCGAAGGAGTATATATTGACGATTTTGCTAACATGTGTGCTCAGTTTGCCGGTGGAAACGGAGACACTCCTGCCAATAGGCTTATCAAGTTTTTTAATAATATGGCTGCACAGGCCATAAAAGCCGAAATACAGGAAAAAGGCGTGGTTTTCATCGAATTTAAATGCGGTGTTATTACCACAAATGTGCGAGGGTTGGATGCAGAGCTATATAGCAATGCACCTGAAGCCGTTTTGCGACGGTTTTATCACATAGGCGTAGTTGTGAAACCCAAGTACAGAAAACCTGGATCTGTAAGTCTTAATGCATCTCATCCTGAAATTTTAGCGGATAAGAGCATTCTCAAAGACGTGTGGGACCTTACAATTGAAGAAGTGATCCCGTACGCTATTAGAGAAGGAAAGATTGGTTACAGATTTGAACCTGTTGTAGTGGAACTTGATGAAGGACGTGTTGTTTGTGAAAATTTGTCACTTTCACAGTTTTTAAAAGCTGTTGTGGCATTGTCGCGCAATCACAAAGTTGTGCAGGAAAAAGTCGTCAGAAAAGCGATGGAATTTGACGCAATTGAGTACTGCCCCAAGTGTTCGCTGCCTAAACCTTTGTGTTATTGTGATGAGGAACCGGAGAAGGTTACATGTGAGGAAATTAAACCACATGCCTTTGAGGCTCTTGGCGACGTCGTAGTTGACGCCGCTAAACAATCACTGGTTTCGTATGCGAAATCTTGGATCTCGCCAGTTAGCTGGCTAAACAATTTATTGGGCTACTCTCCCATTAAACGTTTAGCAACGCAGCAACTGGCAAACGAGTTGCAAAATGATCTCAATTCATTTGCAACACCGTGGATGGTCGCGATGGTGCCAGATTTTCTATTTTCTTCTAAGTACTTTCAAGGAGCGGTAGATTATTGGCAATCATCAGCTGCAATGTACAATTACCGTGACTATTTGCATAAGCTTGCATTTGGTACGGTGATTGGGTTTGGCATTTCGGCTTATAAGCGTAGTTGGCGTGGAGGGTTGATTACTTCCATGATATCAACAGGC